TTCTGACTTGTTGGATTTGATTGACCGTGCTGCTGAGCAGAAAGTTTCCGAAGTTCGGAACCGGAATGCTGAGTTGGTGGGGGAACTCAAAGAATTGAAAGGCAAACTCGGAAACATGAGTGACCGGCAGGTGGTATCTGATAAAGACAGGTTCCTTGCCAGCTTGGGCACTAAAGTTTCTGACTGGGAAACCCTGAATGTAGATTCTGGTTTCTTGGCATGGTTGGCTGAAGTAGACCCCGTATACGGACTACCACGCCAGTACGGATTGAACAACGCCTATGAAGCGTTTGACGCAGACCGAACGGCTGCAATTTTCAATCAGTACAAATCTATGGTCACGCCCAAGAGCCAGCAACGAGCGCCTAGTCTTTCAAGTCAAGTAGCACCGACTCGCTCTCGTAGTACGCCTGCTCCGAATTTGGGGACCGAAAAACCGATTTACAGCCAAGCTGAAATTTCGCAGTTTTACGACGACTGGATGAAGAACAAGATTACGAACGATGAAGCGGTGAAGATTGAAGCTGAGATTCATGCCGCCTATGCTGAAGGACGTATTCGTTAAGTCCAACAGACATGGCGGTTTTAACCAAATCGTTTAGAAGGAAATTTTGCCATGTCTACTATTACCGCAGCAGCAGCCTATCCCATTAACTCGGGTGGTTTTAACACCCCCGGTGGACAGGTTGCCTATTCTGGAACCGCTTATTCCGGTTCTTTCATCCCCGCCCTCTGGTCTGGCAAGCTGGCCCAGAAGTTCTATGCCGCCACCGTCTTCGGTGAGATTGCCAATACCGACTGGCAAGGCGACATCACCGGCATGGGCGATACCGTAATCATCAACACGATTCCGACTATCACCATCAACAGCTACAGCATTGGTCAAAACTTGGCTTATGAAGTTCCTGCTCCCAGCACCATCTCCTTGGTCATTAACAAGGGCAAGTACTTTGGCGTGAACGTCAACAACGTCTTGGAACTGCAAGCTAAGCCCAAGCTGATGGACATGTTCACCAATGACGCCGCCATGCAGATGAAGATTCAAATTGACAAGGACATCTTGTACACGAACTTCAACCAAGGTGCTGCTGCTAACCAAGGTGCTACCGCTGGTGCAATCTCTGCCTCGTTCAATCTGGGTACTGACTTGGCTCCCATCACGTTGACCGCTGCCAACATCCTGCAAAGCATCACTGCTCTGTCTAGCGTGCTAGATGAGAACAACGTGCCTGAGACTGATCGTTGGTTGATTATCACCCCTACCGAGCGTCAAATCTTGATGCAATCGAACTTGGCTCAAGCCCAGTTTATGGGTGATTCCGCTAGCGTTTTGCGCAACGGCAAGATCGGCATGATTGACCGGTTCACTGTGTATGTTTCCAATCTCGTCCCACGTGGCGCTGCTGGCAAGACTTACATGAACCCCAACACCGGTTCTGACTCCACTCTGTCTAGCGCATTGAAGCGTCACGCTGTTATTGCAGGCCACAAGTCTGCCATTACATTTGCGTCGCAAATCGCCAAGGTTGAGTCGCTGCAAAACCCCAACGACTTCGGTACGCTGGTTCGTGGTTTGAATGTCTATGGCACCCAAGTAGCTCAGACCAACGGTCTGGCTCTCTTGCAAGTCGCAGGCTAATGCACAAGGCGGGGCTTCGGCCCCGTCTGTCTAAACCATCCACAAGGACAAATCATGACTCAAGAAACCAAAGTTATCGCACAAGGTATTTGGGGTGAAGCTACGCAGCAACTGATTATTGGCGATGTCTTGGCTGGTCAAACAGCAAGCACCACTACTCAGTCTACTGCAACTGCTATTACCTACGATATCACTACTTTCACTACTGTTGCCTCTACAGGTGCCGTAATTCTGCCTAGCGGCGGTGCTGCGGATATTCTGATTATGAACGCGCAGGCTACCAACGCTTTGGTTGTGTTCCCTCCCTTGGGCGGCACTATCAACGGCGGCTCGGCTAATGCATCTTACTCACAAGCGGTTTCCAAATGCGCTCGTTACGTAACTGCTGATGGCTTGGCATACTACGCAATGACATCGGCCTAACACAATAGGGGCTTAGGCTCAGGCTTCGGCCCCTATTTTTCAAAGGTAGAGCATGGCAACTGTAACCGCAGGCACAATCATTGATAAAGCTGTAGTTCAGCTTATTGACATTGCAGGTGTTCGTTGGACAAGAGCCGAACTATTGAAGTGGCTTAATGATGGGCTACGGCAAATTGTGCTTATGCAACCTACTGCGACTAACACTCCGGTAGCCGTAAAACTTAGCGCAGGTACAAGACAACTTTTGCCCACAAGCGGCTGGTTGCTTTTAGGCATTTACAGAAACATGGGTACGACGGGTTCAACCCCGGGTCGTGCCGTTCGTGTTATCTCTCGTGAACTGCTGGATGCGTTCAACCCAAGCTGGCACACAGCCACAGCAAGTGCAGTCACACAGAATTACATCTATGACTTGCAAGACCAGACAGCATATTATGTGTATCCCCCAAGCACCGGCACAAATTACCTTGAAATAAATTACTCGGCGCAACCGACTGATTTGACATCTGAGTCACAAGTGATTCCAATGTTCGATGTCTACCAAGGCCCATTGTTGGACTACATCATGTTCCGGGCTTGCACCAAAGACGCTGAGTACGCTCCCGGGGTTACGCTGGGGAATTTGTACTTAACTACGTTTACTGCTGCTGTTGGCGTCAAAGAACAATCAGAAATCAAAGCAGGCCCAGAACAGGCGCTTTTGCCACGTAATCCTAATGTTGGCGGGTCTATGTCATGAGTGAAGTTGCCTACGACAATTTTTTGATTGAAGTGATGCCGTACGTCAAAGACGTACCGGAAATTGTGGCGTTGCAAGCCATTAAAAACGCAGCCATTGAGTTTTGCCAAGAGACTCGGTACATCCAAGACAACTTAGATGCCATGGCTGGAATTACCAAGATCGGCACTTACGACCTTGAAGCAAACGAAGGCACGTACAAAATTGCTGACATCGTCGAATGCTGGTACGGGGATTCATTCCTTGTACCAAAGTCAATTGAGCAGTTGACGCAAATTTACCGTAGCACAAACTGGAACACGTTGGGCGGTAACCCGTACTACTACTTTCGCCCATCGTCACAAGAAATTCGGCTAGTCCCTTACCCAGATGTGACGCAATCCGGCAAGATAAATATACGAGCAGCCTTGAAACCTAGCCGGGCATCAACGACTATTCGTGAAGAAATTTATGAGCGGTTCCTTGAAGACATTGCGTACGGAGCGCGTGCGCGACTCTACAATACCCCTAACCAGCCGTACTACGACCTCAAGACTTCCCTTGAGTACATGAAACGGTTCAATGACGTGATTGCGGATGTACGTACCCAAGTCAACAAAGGACTGACCCGCGCATCGGTACAAATTGAATTCCAAAGGCTCGTATGACTGACAAAATCAAGCTTGTTAAGGATGACACCCGACCTGCACTGGTTTGTACCATTACGGACGACGTAACAGGGGCCGCAGTTGCCATAACCGGCGCTACTGTAGTGTTGTTCTTCCGTGCAGTTGGGTCTACTACGCTTCAAGCTACTGTGCCCGGAACTGTGACTGATGGGCCTAACGGCGTAGTTGTGTTCTACCCAGCTTCCGCGCCCACAATGCTTCAGGGCGACGCAGGCGACTATGAAGGTGAAATCCAAATCACATTCTCTGATGGTCAAATTCAGACGGTGTACGACATCTTACGGTTCAAAGTACGAGCGGACTTTTAATGGCTGCACGCATTCTTGGTAACACCACTGCCGCTTCGGTTGCGTCTGTAAAGTTGCGGGCGGGTGTTGCTTCGGTTGTACCAGTTGTAGGTGTGACGCACACGTACCCAGTTTCTGATATTGCGTACATACTTTTAGCTTCGTATGCGTATTTAGACACAACAGGCCGGTACAGGTACACCACTGACATTGTCAGCCTTCTTGACAGCCCAGCACTTTCAACAGCAAAATTTGTTGATACTGATTACACATTTGCAATTGACAACACGCCTGTTTTTGGGTTCTTGCCTGCTTACTCAGACAGCGTATCGCTCACAGACACTATA